ATTTGAATGTTGATAGCTTCTAACCAATCAGTTGGCACAGAAATGTATTGAGAATCTAGTGTTGCAGTAGCACGTTTAATCATGCCTTTAACTCTTAGTCTGCGGTTAAATTCTGCTTCTGTGCTGTCAATAAATGAGTCAATTACATCTGTTAAATCTGAACGATTTAGATAACTTGCGATGTTAGATTTTAATTCTGCGTATGTCATAGTTTACCTTGCCATGTTCTAAAAACTTTATTTTCTGAATGATTCAACCATTTTCTCCATTGGGCCATGTCGTTAGCCCATCCTTCTCTGCAAGCCTTTTGATAAACAACCATAGGGACTTCCGCAACATGGCGAATGTCTTTGCCTGGCGTTACATTTTCTGCAAGAGCTTTGCAATGCTCTATGACAGGTTGAACGTCTTGAGTTGTGTGGAAGATATCTTTATTGTCTTCGGTAATAAACTCGTTGGTTATACCAGTCTTATGATCGATAACAGTTCTTTTAGTCATTGGCAAATTTTAACACAAAAAAAAGGGATGCCGAAACATCCCTTTAAGGTTATTAACCGAGAACTTAACTTACGTTAAGGTCAGCAACGATACCATGAGCGGCTTCGTTGGATACTTCTAATCCATACTCAACAACGATCATTTTAGTCATCGCATCGCCTATTGTAGCAATGTCAACTGTTTTGAAATCACGCAAGTAAGATACTTTTGCGTACTCTGGATCAACCAACAGTAAAGATCTTTCTCTTGATCTGTTTGATGGAACTATTTTTAGCTCACCAAAGTCAGAAGAGTAGATAGATACTGATGCTTCAACAGTGTTTGCATCGATCATTTGTCTTGCTTGAGTTCTACCTGTGAAACCAGAAATAACTTGTTTGTTATGTGGGCCACAAATTGCCAATGATGGTTCACCACCATTTTGAAAGCAAAGTTCAAGAGTATCTTTTAAAAGTTGCTCTGTTAAATCTCTTTGAGTTCCGTCAGTTGGAGCAGCTCCACCACCTGTAGAAGCACCACTAGTACCTCTTGAGTCGTTAGATGTGATCCATGATTCAAAACCACCAGTTACACGAGCAGTTGTCGCATCACCAGTTGTTTTTGCACCATTTTGACAAAGAGCTTCTTCCATATCTCTCTTCAGAGCTTTAGACATGATAGCTAGTTGGTGAGCCATTTCTGATCTCTTACCAGCAGGGTCTGAAGACTCTTGTGAGCCTGATACAGTAGCATCTCTTTTGGAGATCATTGCAACGTTGCTTACACGAGTTGTGCCAACAGCAGCTGATCTTGAAAGTTCAAAACCTTCTAGTTCACCTGTAGCAACTGGAGTTGCTAATACTTCTGTTTGCCAATCGAAGACAACATTCTTAATACTTCTTTTTCCAATTGAAGACATAAACGGAGTTTGCATTGGAGAGATGTTGTAAATGATATTACTTAAATCTTCTCTGTCTGAAGTCGCGCTGTATGTATCAAATGCGTTTGTTACTTTAGCCATTATATTTTCCTATAAATTATTTTAAAAATTGTTCAAAAACTTTAGCAGCATCCTGGACTTTTCCAGTTTTTGCTAAAACCTGTTTTGCTCTTTTCGCTGGTGCTATCGATTTCTTTCTACTGGTCGATCCAGGTCGTGCCACTCTTGCGGGTGCTTTCTGTGTTGGTTTCTTCTTCGTGGCTTCAACTGTTTTAGAGTTTAACCAAGCGTTTCTTAAACCAAGCAAAGCACGATAGTCATAAATTGCATCCATCTCTTGAACTGAATAGCCCAAAACATTAATACCATAGTCACGAATTGCTGATTTCTCTTTCGAGGCAATCTCTGCATTTTTCCATTCTGGTATGATTTCAAGAATCCTTTGCTGCCCATCTTGCACGACTTGTGCAATTTGTTGTTGCTGTTGAGCGTAGGCTTCTTGTTGAAGTCTTTGCTGTTCAGCACTAACGGCAGTTAGTTTTTCCTTCTTTTCATCCCAGACTTGTTTTTCGCGAACGTATGCTATCGGATCATCATTGTATAAACTATCCCAATCTGGTTCGTTTACCAATTCGCCCTTTAACTGGGCTTCCATCTTCGGTAACAACTGTGCGTAAATCGCATCTCTTTGCTGAAGCTCTTGGGCTTGTTGCTCAATCGTTTTTCTTTGATTGGCAAGTTCCTGCGTCTTCCGCGTGTAATCTTGTTGGCGTGAATAACCATTAAGGAGTTCGTCCTGCGTGACCTCTATCTCATCGCCATCAACTGTGACTTTGTAGACGGGTTGCTCTTCTAACTCTTCAACTTCCGTTTCTTCTTCACCATCATCTTCTTCGTCATCGTATTCGAGTTCTTCCTCATCGACAAGCTCTTCGTCTTGCTCTTCAAAGTCTTCAACTTCTGGTTCGACTGACTCTTCAACTTCCTCTATGACTGCTTCTTCTTGCGTGTCCTCTTCAGGGGCTAAGAAACTTTCAAACGCTGCGGTAGTTGACTCACCTTCGGTTTGTAAAGCAGTCGGTTTTCCGTTATTGCTCATATAAATACTCCTATTTTGTATTTAGGGATATTTTAAACCAATAATGTAGAAAAGGGAAAGTTTTAGGCTATGTTGCGAATCTTGTTAATATTGGCTTTTGTGAGTTTTCCTTTCTCAGCCATGATGCGTAGGTGTCTTTCTACTTCAGGAAGAAGCAATAAGGATCTGTGGAAGTCTTCTCTAACTGCAACATCATCGATGCCGCGAGAGTTTAACCAATGGAAAATGTATTCGTTTTTAAGGTTTTCAATAGCTTCTTTAAAAACTGGTGAAGTTAAAATTCTTTCAGCTTCTGCTGCGTTGACTACTTCTTCGTGTGTTACTGACATTATACTAAACTAAATAGTCCTGGTTGTTGTTGTCTTCTTGGGCTACCAGTTCTGATTGGAGCAATGATATCTTCAACTCTTGGTTGAGTATATGCTGGCGGGACTGGCATTGGCGGTGGTATGTATACTTGAGCCGCTGGTGGCACTGGAATGTTTGGCAACCCAGTAAAATTCATTGGTATGTTTGGTATGTTAATTGCTGCAACTGCTTCTGGGCCAATAGCATTAGAGCCACTTGTTGGATCTTGTACTGGTGATATTCCATTTGGTCTTGGTGTTGCACCAACAATATATGGAGTGCTTGGTACTTGAGGTAACCCAGTAAAATTCATTGGTTGTTGAATTGGAAGGTTAGGCATTACTGGTGCTTGTTGCACAATTGGCGCGGGTGTAGGTGCTGCTACTGGTGCTGGTGCTTGATACACAGGTGCTTGAGGCATAGCTGGTGCTACTACTGGAGCAGGAGTTGGTTCAGCTAATAAAGATGGAACTTCTGCTTGACCAGGTAAGTCAAAAAAATCACTAACAATAAATGGATCTCTTGGCTCTGGGAAATAATCTATGCCAGGTCTTCCTGGGCTTTGTGGTAAATCTATATTACTTAAATCTATTTCTGCTAGTTTCTCAGGATCAACTCCTTCTAAAATAGCCTCAACATCCAAATCAAATTTAGACGGAACAAAAAAATTACCATCTTGACTAAGCTCTGGTGCAAAACTTGTATCTGCTGCTATGTCTTGAAATGGAACATCTGTTGGCAATACAAGGTTAGGTATAAATTGTAAGTAATTTTGAATTAGGTCGTTAGGAATTAGATCAGCAATTGTTGTACCTGGAGGGGCATACGGCATTTGATTTGGTATGGTTGCAACCTGACCAGTTGTCGGTGCTATAGGCATAACAGGGGCTTGGCCTGTTGAAATCATATCTAAATCTTTTTGTGTATAACCACCTGGTTGGTCTGGAGAATAACTAACACCTGGCGCAATGACTTGCGACATTGGCATACCACCAGCTATCTGTTGTGCGTATTGTTGACCAGTTGAGACTTGACCGCCACCCGCTCTAACTGTTTCACCTGGTATTCCTATTGCCATATTCTTAATTCGTAATTAGTTTATCTATTTTAGCATCAAGTTTATCTATTTTATCCATTAATCTTGAATACTCCAAATTATGATTATGCCTTGTCATATAATCTTTTGCTAATTCTTCACGAGTTTTATTAACCAAGATATCAATCCTTTTGGATTCATTTTCATTTTTTCTGATGGAATAAAAGAGTGGTGCGATTACCAATGTTACAAATATATTCCAAACAACATAAAATGAAAGTTCCATTAGAAATTAATAGCTCCAGATATGAGGCCTTGGACTATCATTTGTAGCCTTTGCGATATCGAGGTGTATAAATCTTCCATTGCCTTTTTGATTAACTCCTAATCCTGTGAACCCGTAACCTTCGGCTGCGGACACTATTTGTAATGCTTGTTTGTGACTACAGGCTATATCGACTGCAATCCCTAAATTGTGAGTGCCTGGTTTACTTTTCTTTTTTTCTATTGGATGTTCTGAACATCTATAACCAGAAGAAATAATAAATGGAAAACCCATGTCTTCTCTAAGCAATTGTAACTTATCTATAAGTTCATGTTCAATCCTATTTTCACCACAATGTTTGCAATTAAACTCGTCTAACCTAAAGTTCTTCCAATTGCTCATTTTGTTAAGCCTTTGGACTTTTCATAACTTCTTAATCCACCAAGACCTAACATACCGCCTAAGACATATAACAATGCACCCATGTCAAACTCTGGTAGTTGATATTGCAAGTCATACAAAGATAAAACAAACAGAATGATTGGTTGTAAAACAAAGTGATAGCCAAGTGCTATTGCACATATCCATCCGCAACAAGGCCTCCAACCAGCCACAAAAATAGATCTGTGTGATGCTTCTATTTTATTGACTTCTATTTGTGCAAGATCAATCTTATGAAACTGTGTTTTTATTTCGTGATCTAACTTAGCTTTTAAATCTTTGTCTGCAACAAACTTGTCTAATATGCTGGTAACTGGCTCTATGAGTTTATCTATCATTTATTTGCCTGTTGGTTGTTTTTGTAATTGTTTTTTATAAAACTCTATTTCTTTTTGTAAAACCAAAACATCTTTTTCCAAGACTATTGTTTTTTGTTCTAATGTTCTTATGTCAGGAAAAATATATGTATTTTGATTGGCTCTCAGATTTTTTATTTCTGTATCATTTCTTTCTATGTGTTCACTAATAGAAGCATACCCATAAACAAAAGCAGAGATAGCAAGAATAATTTGTATTAGATAACTAATAGAAATATTAAAGGTAGTCCTGTCATTTACTTTTGCTTCAGTCATTATCTTTTGGGTGAACCGCCAACATATAAACCAAACCAAGCTGCACCTGCACCCACAATGACAGAAACAAATGCTGATTGTGCGTTGGTTGGATCAGGTAAAGTCATAAACCATGCTGTTGTGTTGTAAAAAGCATAACCATATAAAGTAATGAGCAATCTAGGAAAGACTCGCCACTTATCAAAACCCTCGGCTAAGTTATACCAAGTTTTACTCTTATGCTGATGTATCTCTATCTTTGGTTCTTGTTCCATCTTGATCCTTGTGCAGTTTAATAAAATACTCTGCATCCACTAACGCTAGTGGTTTGCTTTTATTTCTCTTTATTATAACCAAAGGCTCGTAATCTTTACAGTTTGTTTGACATTGCTCCATGGCTTTCCACACATTAACTGCTTCTTGGTTTTTGCACTCGATAGAGTAAGGGAATTGTTTTCGGGATTGAACACCCATAATGACATCTTCACCAGAAGATCCCATAGGTCTTGATTCTAAATCTTCAGGATCAAAACCAAGCAAAGCAACGAGTTTATCAACGACCCATTGCTGGAGTTTACGACCCTTGGCTTTAGCCGAGGATGTTTTCACTTACTTCTTTTTGTAAGAGACTTTTTTACCGCTTTTCTTAGCGGCAGCTTTGGCTTTCTTCATACCAGCTTTAGTATAGCTGTATTCTTTCTTTCCTACTTTTGGCATAGTTATTTCCTTTTTTTTGCAGTCTTAGCTGCTTGTTTAAATGCGCTTGCTTTTGGCGCACCTTTCGTTCCAGGCTTTCTCATTTTTTTATTTGACCCAGCCTTGATCCTTTTGCGTTTAGCTTGAATGTTTGCGTATAGTCCTTTTGGCATAATTTACCTCTTTACCATTTTATTTTATCAGCCCAATAAGCGGCTGACAGTTTACCTTTTGCAATGTTCTTAGCGTGTCTTGCTTTGAATGATCTTCTTCTAGCCTTGTCTTTCTCACTCTTCGGATTCTTACCAGCACCGCTAACACCTTGTTGACCAAAGCGTATGAGCTTAATGGTTTCTCCAACTTTTGCTAGAACTGCGTGTGATTTTGTTTTATGACCAGGGGTACGTTTAGGTTTATTGAAACCGCTAAACTTTTCTCCTCTGTAAGTAATTGCCATTAGTGAATAATATTTTCTTCTATAAATAAAACTTCTGAATGTTCGGTAACTTCACCGCCAGAGATTAAACCAAGAATGTATAAAGCGTGATTCTGATCCCTTGCTCTTATATCCTTGCCTTCATAAACCATGTCATCGACTAAAACTTCGAGGTTATAGATTTTGTGGGACATTGTTTGTAAATAGTCCTTGAGCTTGGTCTTTTGCATTTTGCCTTATGTTTTCTCTGTCTCTTTCCATAATAGCATTGATTTCTGCGATGTTAACCTGTGAGCCATACTTAGCTGCAAGTTCTGCTGCTTTAAGTCTGATCTCAGCTTCTTTGATATCACGATCTCTGTCATCTTCCATGATGATCTTCATTCTGTCTGTTTCAGCATCAATAATAGCTTTCTGTCCTAGGTTCTGAGCCTTCATAGCTTCAGCTTGCGCTAGGATTTCAGCAGGATCTGGTTTCTGTGATTCAGGTGATGGTGGAGGCGTTGGTTGTACTTCAGTATTAATAAACGATTGCGCGTCTTTAAAGCCAGCTATCTCGATCATGCGCGTGAGCGTGTTGGAGTATTGCTGTAAAGATACCAATGGATTATTTGGCCCCATGGTTTGCATAATTTGTTCTTGCTTACCAGCGAGCTGTGAGAGGATAGCAAACTTCTCTTCGTCTGAAGACTTGGAGATAGCCACGTTCACAATCATGTCTTTGTCGTTGTTCCAGTATCTAGGATCAACAGGAATAAACTTACCTTCTAACCTAAAGACATCTTGAGCATTTTGATGCTTGATGATGAGGTTGTTGGTTACTTTAAAGATTTGTTTGAGTCCGCCTTCTGCGAAGTGTCTACAAATCAATTCAATTCGGCCTTGCGCCCCAGACATGGTAGCGGATACTGCTGCACTTGTGCTTGATTGCAAAGCGTCTGCATTTAAGCCAGCAGAGGCTTTGGACACACCTGTTCTATTCTCTTTTGCATCATCAAGGTATCCAAGAACAGGAAATGCCTCTTTACCAGCGAAGGGTACTGTAAAGGGCTGAACCATTCCAGGGGCGCGAACTCGAATTGGCTGTCCAATATCAGTATTGAGTACATCGTCAATATTGACTTGACCTTCAACAACAGCCATCCGAGGAAAGATTGAGTGACCTAAAGAATCAAGGGTGTCTCGCATAATCTGAGACTTAGCCGCTTGAATAGGCTTTAGGTAATCCGCAGGGCATGAGCCAATTGCGGTGTGCGGTTCAGGGTCAGGGCAGAACATGGCAATAGGAAGATCATCCCACTGCTCAACGTTTAGCACATGAACACCATCACCCACTGTACAAACTCTAATCCTTTCATCGATGCCGTCATCGTCAAAGTCATAAAATAAATAATGCTCGACATACAGCACATCCTTTGCGCCTGAGTCGTTTCGATCTGGATACACCATGTTGTCGAATGGATTTCTAGCTTCCACTTCTTCATAGCTTTCTGGATCAATCGCGCTGCTTGTTTGCGTTGCGTGTTGCTCTATCTCGTCTTCATCGTAACCCATGGCTACCAAGTCAGAGACAGACTTAATCATTCTGTGCGCCACGTAAGACGCAGTTTCTAGGTCGCGTGCGTTGCGTGAGATCAACACTTCTTCGGGTGGTACGCTCTCAATGCACACTTGATCTTTAGATTTAATTCTGCGAATCGTTAGGTCGTAGGTCGCTGGAATCTCTTGTGTGAATTGCTCACCAGTCATAGGATCAACCTGTGTGATGGTTTCCATGGTGACAGTTTCTTCGACTATCTCCACGTTCGGATCAAGCGTTAATGCCTGATACGATTGTGGATCTAAGCCTGTAAATTCGTGTGTGGTCGCTGAGATAGAATCATCCCAGAAGACTTTAACAAAACCAGTTTTTCTAACCAACGCATCTTTAAACGCACTGTATAAAACTTGGAAACCTTGATTCTTTTCTTGGATGATGTAGTTGACGTAGTTGGTTTGTTGCTCTGCGATAGCAATGTCTTCAGGGCCGTGCGGTACGAATTCAACGATCTTTTTAGTACCAAAGAAGGTACGCATGATAGACGGAAGCATAAAAAGTACGCTATCCCGTACGTCTGTTGAGACGTATTCAGATTGCATAGAGCTAGTGCCTTCAGGCGCGTTACCAAGATAGTATTCTGTAGA